GCGAAGTACAGGATATGTGTGGTGAGGACGTTTCGTTCTGCCTAGATGCGAAGGAGGCAGGTTTTGAAATCTGGTGTGATCCTCGTGTTCGTGTAGGTCATGAGAAGACACGAGTAATCTAATGACCAAATATAATATTCTAATTGATGGTAAGATTGCCTTTGAGGGATTAACCCAAGAGGAGTATTTTGATAAAACAGAGGATTTGGCACAGCAGTTCTATAACTGTGGTGTGCCTGATCCAACTTCTTTAAAAACTGAAATGATTGAGGATGACTAATGGCAGTTAGAACAAAAATGGGTGGATTCGGTACTGGTGATTATATCCAAGCAACCCCGAAGAAGACTCGGCAGGGAATGGGAAAACATACGAAATACGCAGCATCGTCTCGTAACTCTGCGAAGAAAAAGTATAGAGGGCAAGGGAGATGAATGAATCTCCCTTTTTTGGTGTCCATCACGAGAACTTCATTTCGGAGTTCCAATCTAATCTTGATTGTGATGTTTTAATTGAATACTATGAGCAATTAGTTGGTGCTGGTGCGGTAGGTCCTAGAAATAATCGTAATATTGTATCGGATGAACAAGTTTCTCTAGACAATATGTTGACCGTAGATGAACTTACGGTAAGTATAACAAGAGTTCTAAGTGATTGGCATAATGTTGTACTATCATGTGTTCGTGATTACTATAAAAAGTATGATATATTGAATACTCGTGCTTTTGAGTTCAAATATTGTAAGTTTCAGAAGACTCGTCCATCTCAAGGGTATCATATGTGGCATCATGATGCTGATCCAGAAGACCCTTATCGTAAATTAGTCACTTTATTGTACTTAAATGATGATTTTGAAGGTGGAGAAACCGAATTTTTGTATCAGCAATGCCGAATTACACCAGAAAAAGGAAAATTTGTGATTTTTCCTGCTGGATGGACTCATACACACCGTGGAAACCCTCCAATGGGTGGAAATAAGTATATTATGACTGGTTGGGTCGAAGAATTTCCAACAAATAAAATTAAATTTCAAGATTTTGGAGAGGAAAGACCACCCATTTTTCAAAATTCATAAATCTTGTCTAAATAAAAGGAGGTAATACTAAATATTTCTCCTTAATGGCTGAAAACCGCACATCTCAAGCATTTAAAGACATAAGTTTGTCCTTCGTACCACATCCTGTTACGAAGGATTTGCCTGTTTTAACGAATGAACGTGCGATTATGCGTTCTGTACGTAATTTAGTAGAAACAATACCAACAGAAAGGTTTTTTAACACTCTTTTGGGTACTGATATTCGTGATTCTCTATTTGAGATGTTCACAAATAGCACTATACAGGTGATTGACGATCAAATTAAGACGACTTTACGAAATTATGAACCCAGAGTTGGTAATGTAGAAACAGAAATTGTTGGAGCACCTGATATAAATGCTCTTGAAGTGATTGTTTTCTACGATATTATTGGTATACCCCTACCACGCCAATCATTTACCTTTATTTTAGAACCAACTAGGTAAAATAATGCCATATACACAATTCCAAGACCTTGATTTTGGGCAAATTAAGACTCAAATACGAAATCATCTTCAAGCAAACTCAAATTTTACCGATTTTGACTTTGAAGGATCTAATTTTTCAGTTTTAATTGATACTCTAGCATATAATACGTATATAAACGCATTTAATGCCAACTTAGCAGTCAATGAAACGTTCTTAGACTCAGCAACTATAAGAGAAAATGTAGTTTCTTTAGCAAGAAATATTGGATATATCCCCAGATCTGTTACATCGGCAAAAGCATCTATAAGTTTTCAAGTTCAAATTGAAGATGCTACCTCTGAAGTTAGTCATCTTACATTAAATGCTGGTTTAGTGTGTATAGGAAGTGCAAACGACACCTCTTATAGGTTCTCTATCACTGATCCAATCACATCTAGAGTATATACTGATAGTTCTGGTAATAGAGTATCTGATTTTGCCATAGAAGTAACTCAGGGAACGTTTCTAAGATCTAGTTTTGTTGCTAGAGTACCCTCTGATCAGAAGTTTATTTTAGATAATGAGAATATTGATACATCAACTATCAAAGTAAATGTACAAAACTCTCAAGTTGGTAGTATGGGTAGAGAGTTTAAAGGTGTAGATAACATTTTAAACTTAAATAAGGACTCTGAGATATATTTGATACAAGAAATACAAGATGAAAAGGTTGAAATACTATTTGGAGATGGTTTCTTTGGTAAAAAACTAGAAAATGATGATCTTGTTACTATTAGTTACATTGTTAGTAATGGTGTAGGTAGCAATGGAGCAAGTGTTTTTGATTTTCAAGGATCCTTTACTAAACCCAATGGTGCTACTATCAGACCAAATGCGGTTGTAAATATAACAACCGTTCAATCTGCCGCTAATGGATCAGAGAACGAGGATATAGCATCTATTAAGTATTTGTCACCTAGACTATATTCCGCACAGTATAGGGCGGTTACACCAAGGGATTACGAGGCAATAATAAAGACAATCTACCCTGCTACAGAATCAATTGCTGTTGTTGGTGGAGAAGAATTATCACCTCCACAATTTGGTAAAGTACAGATCAGTATTAAGCCAAAAAATGGTACTTATGTTTCTGATTTTGATAAGCAGCAAATTAAAAATAAATTAAAGAATTACGCTATTGCTGGTATAAATTCTGAAATTATTGATCTCAAAATGATATATGTTGAGATTGATTCAACTGTTTATTATAACACTTCACAAGTTAGTGATTCTAATGCTTTAAGAACAACTATATTAGATGCTCTTGAAATTTATTCAAATACAGTAGATATTAATAAATTTGGTGGAAGATTCAAATATAGTAAAATTAATCAACTTATTGATAGAGTTGATGATAGTATTACCTCTAACATTACTAAAGTTAGAATTAGGAGAGATTTAAAGGCATTAATTAATCAGTTTGCTCAATATGAATTGTGCTTTGGTAATAGATTCCATATTAATCCAGAAGGATATAATATTAAGAGTACTGGTTTTTATATCTCTGGGTGGAAAAATATAGTTTATTTAACTGATATACCAAATACAAACGAAACTGGTAAATTGGATGGTAGTGAAAAGGGTGTTATTTGTCTTGTTTCTAAGGATGCTAAAGATGAATTAAAGATTGTTGCCAAGGATGTTGGTACAGTTGATTATAAGAAAGGTGAGATCATACTTAATACAATAAATATAACATCTACAATTGCTGCTAATAACTTGATTGAAGTACAAGCATTCCCCGATTCAAATGATGTTATTGGATTGAAGGATTTATACTTAAATTTTGATGCTTCTAATAGTACGATAAATATGGTCAAAGATGTAATTGCTTCAGGTGAGGATGTATCAGGAGTGGTATTCTCCAGAGACTATTACACATCAAGTTATTCTAACGGAACACTAGAAAGAAAGTAGAATGAGTATAGAATTTGAGAAAAGAGTACAAGTAAATCGTATTATTGAAAGTCAGTTACCCGAATTTGTGGTTGCTGATTTTCCATTAGCTGTTGATCTTTTAAAGACTTACTATACTTCTCAAGAATATCAGGGAGGTCCTTCTGATATACTTGATAATATTGACCGTTATATTAAGGTTGATAATTTAATTCCTGAAGTTATTGCTGGAACAACTACATTATCAAAAGATGTACTTATAACAGATACTGTAATTGAAGTTACCACTACATCAGGATTTCCTTCCTCATATGGTCTTTTAAAGATTGGTAGTGAGATTATTACATATACTGGAAAAACTGATACAACTTTTACTGGATGTATTCGTGGTTTTAGTGGAATTAGTGGATATACTGTTGGAATAACAGAATCATTAGATCATGTTAACCGTGAGAGTTTAATATTTGAAGATACTAGTGCTTCTGGACATAATAATACTGATACAGTTACCAATTTAAGTGTTCTATTTTTACAAGAATTCTTTAAAAAGATAAAAAGAACATTTTTACCTGGATTGGAGGATAATAAATTTGCTGATGGTATTGATGTTGGTAATTTTATAAAAAATGCTAGGTCATTTTATCAATCAAAAGGTATTGCCGAGTCTATTAGAATACTTTTTAAAGTATTATATGGTGTTGAAGCAGAAGTTATAGATCTTGAAGAGCGTTTAGTTAAACCATCAAGTGCTGAATATATTCGTAGAGAAGTTATTATTGCGGATTTACTCAATGGCGATGCTCAGAACTTAGTTGGTCAAACAATATTCAAATCTACAGATTTAGGAACAAACGCTTCAGTATCTGAAGTCGAAGTTTTAACTAGAAATGATAAGACATATTATAAATTATCTCTTTTTGTTGGTTTTAATGATAAAGATCTAATAGAAGGTACTTTTACCATACCAGGTAAAACCAAGGTAATGGAAAACACTACTTCTGGTTCTTCTATTGTTTCAGTAGACAGTACTATTGGATTTGAACAAACTGGTGACTTTACTGTAGAGTATCTTGATGGTAAAGTTGGAGTTGTCACCTATACATCCAAGACAATTAATCAATTTCTTGGATGTAGCACTGTAACTGGTAATATTGGAATTTCTAGTGATCTAAGATCGACTGAAACTATATTCGGATATGAAAATGGTGATTTAGGTAAGAGAGTTGATTTAAGAATTACTGGTGTTCTATCAGAATTTGTTCCAGAATCTGATATAGCACTAATTTCAGAAGGACAAGAGATATATGTAAAGAATGTCGGTGAATATATTCAAAATCCATCAGAAACTACTCAATCATATAAACAAATATTTGCTAATTCTTGGATTTACAATACAAGTGCTAGATATGAGATAAATGGATCAATTAATAGTGGTACGACTTCATTTACATTCTTAAGTTCAATTGATAAATCTAGTTTAAAGGTTGGTGATAGTTTTGATATTATTCGTAGAGGAAGTAATGACAGAATTGGTGGTGGTATAGTTAAAAGAATTGACGGTGAATTTACATTCACTGGAGAAGGTGTAAACTTTATTACTGGGGAACCACATTCTTCTGTATTTTATGATATAAGAAGAAATTTAAAGAAAGCATCTTATAATACTGGAAATACTGATGGAATAGAGTTATCTGATGGTAATAATAAGGTTATTGGAGATACTTTAAATGTTTATGTTGAGGGAAATAAGTTTGGATATGCTGCTTCTAATTCATTATCAAGTAGAGAGATCAATCAGGAACCTCTGAAGGGTTCTATTCCTAATGGAGCACCTCCAAATATACAAACAGGTATTATCGATGCTCTAACAGGCATTGAGAGAGACTTTACTGAGATTAAATTTGCTGATAAAGTTAAATTCCGTACTGGTGATTCTATAGTTTATACCTCAACTAAACCCCTTCTTGGGTTAGTTAGTGGTACTAGTTATTTTGTTAAATCAGATTCTACTGAAAAGGTTATAAGATTATATGATACTATTAATGCGATTCAAAGAGATGCTGCTAAGGAATTTAATCCACCAGCAGATCCAAATGCAACACATGAATTTACCTTAAAAGATCATTATAATAGAAAATTGGTTATAAATCCAGTTTTAAGAAAGTTTCCTCTTAATCAAGATTTAAACATACCTTCAAAAGACGAACAACCAACTAAAAACATTGGATTGTTGATTAACGGTGTTCAATTAAGATCTAATACTAAAAGTGATTATGTAACTTATGGACCAATTGATAGTGTTGAAGTATATAATTCGGGTACTGGATATGACGTTGCTAATCCACCTAAAATTGTAGTAGGAAGTGCTAATACCTTTACAAAACCAGATGGAACTGTTGGTATAGGTACGACAGCACTTGTAGAACCAGTTATCAAGGGATCTGTAAAGGAAATATTGGTGGATCCACAAGATTTTGATATTGATAAAGTTTCTTCAGTAAAGTTAACTGGTGGTAATGGTAAGGATTGTTTCTTACAACCAGTAGTTGGACCAAGATTCAGAGAAGTTGAATTTGATAGTAGAGATATATTTTTCTCAGGTGGATTAGATGTACAAGAAGAGACAATAACATTCAAATCTGAGCATAATTTTGTTGATGGGCAATTAATCTATTATAATAAGAATGGTCAAGATGCTATTGGAATTACACCATTTAAATCAGCAAGTACAACAGTAACAGAGTATCTTGTAAATGGTGCACCTTACTATGTTAAGGTAATTAATCCCTCTAGAATTAGATTATTCAAGAGACCAGAAGAAGCTACTTTTGGTGTAGCTGGTATTAATACTATAGGATTCTCTACAGCAACAACTGCTGCTGGTATTCATAAGTTTAGAACAGAATCTAAAAATACCTTAAATTCTGTAAAAGTTATTAATCCTGGTTACGATTATCAATATAGAAAGTTACCAGTAAGTCCATCTGGTATCTCTAGTTCTTATGATACTATCAATTATAAGAATCATGGGTTTAGAGATGGTGACATTGTTGAATATTCAACTGATGGTACTACTATTGAAGGACTAAACACTTCACTAGCATATCATGTAATTAAAATAGATGCTGATTCGTTTAGATTAGCAGAATCCAATGCTGATGGATCATTACAAACTGATTTTAAGAGAGGAAAGTTTGTTGATTTAAAATCAACAGGAAGTGGATATCAAATATTTAAGTATCCAGACATCAAAATAGAAGTATCGGTAAGTTTTGCTAGTACTGCTACTGGATCATATGATGGTAAAATTACTCCAATTATTACTGGTGAAATAATAGATGCTTATACCTATGAAAATGGTAGCAACTATGGATCAGATATCATTAATCATATAGTAAAACCTGATGTTGAAATACAGAATGGAAAAGGTGCTGAAATAAAACCATTTATAGATGATGGTAAAGTATTAGATATTATTGTATTGAATCACGGTGAAGAATATAATTCTTTACCTACTATAAAACTAGAAG